TATTACTACAGAAAAAGAACGCGACGAAGCTAAGCTTGCTCTTAAAAAGCTACTTCTTGATGCAGAACGTGAAGCTTTTGCAAAAGAAGTTGAAGATCGTAAATCTGCACGTGATCTTTATAAAGACGATGCTATTATCCAAAAAGTATTAGCGACATTATTTACAGTAGCTTATTTTGGTATTACGTTTGTAATGTTTAATTACTTCGTCACAAAAACTATAGAGTTAGGTGAATTTGAAATTAGCTTTATATCAACAATATTTGGCGCTATGAGTGCTAAGGTAAATACAATAATAGACTTCTTCTTCGGCGGAAGTTCAAAGAAAAACGAACAAATAAAAGAAAAATAAAATGGGATATTTTAAAGTAGATATTAAACCACTTTTTCCAGCTAGCTTACAGCATAGCAATAATAATATGACTGATAATAAAGTACTAGCCGATTGGACTGAATTTGAAGTTCCTAGAGGGGCTGTTGAACTAATTGGATTAAATATATTGTACAAAGGAGTTGATGGAGCAGATATTGATCCAACAGACTTTGAAATCGTGTGGGCTAAAGGTAATAAAGACGGAACCGCTCCAACAAGTTTAGCTACACCAGGAACCGTGGTTGGCACGCCGGCTAGTAATCCTTGGTTTAACAATCTGCAAGGCAGGACTTATGTTGACGCTTCAAATTTTAAAGATGTTGGCTATTTAACTTGCCTTAGACAACTTTCTCCTTCTTACGGCTTTGGAGGAAGAGCTGACGCTGCTACAGCTCAAAACTTTGGTATAGGTGCAGTATCTCACGTGTTACAAGGCGAACCTGAAAGTGGAACCAACGTTGGTTATGACAAATTATATTGTGCTTTAGTGGCTAAAGCTACCCAAGCTTATACAACTTCAACGCTTAATGTTAACGGTGCTCACGCTTCAGGAACAACTGGAGCTGTATTAACTGTAGCTACTATAGATGCAAGACTTGCTTTTGCAGCGGGAGATGTAATACACGACGAAGACGATCAACTAGTAGGAACTGTTAAAAGTGTAGATGATGCTACTACAATAACATTAGAGGATAATATAGCCAATAGTGTTGCTGATGGAAAGCATTTGTACAACTCAAGCCCAATAGTTATACAAGCTTCGTTTAGAAAATAATAAACAAAAATTAACTTAAATTAAATTAAATCATGGCAAAAAGAAAGACGCCTAAGGTTAAAGACCTTGGGCCTAAAAAAATTAGTGAAGATCAATTAAACAAAATTCAAAACCTTGTTAAGGCTATGAATGAAGGCCAGCAGCAGTTAGGTATGATTGAAACTAAAAAACACAACCTACTACACGACATCATGCAACTTCAAGACATGATCAGTGCGTTTCAAAAAGAACTTCAAGAAGAGCATGGTAATGTTGACATAAACATCAACGACGGCTCTATAACTCCAAGAGAAGATGAGCAGGTTAATTCGTAAAATCACAATAGGTAAAGATTACAAAATAGACGCAATGCACTACTCCGTGGGCCAAGAGGTCTATGGGGGACATACCATTTGTGATATTGTAGAGGAGAAAGATAAATACAGCATATATATAAGAAAAAACAAGGATGTAATGCCTTGGAAAGACTTTAATAAAAACATGGCTGTTTCTATTGAATACAACCTAGAGTATTAATGAACGAGTATGATAACATGCTTAAAGACATAGGTGTGTCTAGAGAGCAGGTGGATAAAGTCACTAGGTCTGGTAAGGTCGTTGAGTTTGATAGCTGTATGTATAGCAAAAGAGAATCTGACATCCATGGGCTTGGAGTATTTGCTAAAAAAGATATAAAGCAAAAACAAATCATTGGATTAGCTACTATAGACAATGTTATAAAGACTACACTAGGAAGATTCACTAATCACTCAGACAACAACAACGCTAGATTCTACCAACTCAAGAACAGAGACTTAGTATTAGTAGCCGAGCTAGACATAGCTGAAGGCAAAGAAATATTAGTAGATTATAGAGACCACACTTTAAACGAAAGGTATTTATGAAAAGTTTGTACGGATTCGTAATAGAGCCTGTTGGCGGTAGATACAATAACACAGCAAGCGTAGACGGTAAAGAATTAATATTAAATTCTGAAAACTTCAACCATCAGTTCGTTAATAGAGAGGCTAGAGTTTTAAGTGTTCCTATGGTAGGAGAGTATGACATACAGCCCGGTGATATTGTAACTGTTCATCATAATGTTTTTAGAAGATGGCTAGATGTTAAAGGTAAAGAAAGAAATAGCAAAAACTTTTTTAAAGAAGGTATATACATAGTTTCTATAGATCAAATTTTTCTCTACAAAAGAAACGATAAATACAAACCTACTAAAGGGTACAGCTTTGTGAAACCTATAAAAGCTATTGATGAATTTAATGTTGATCAAGAAAGACCTTTGGTAGGTATTGTTAAGTATTCTGACGGTGAACATCAAGTAGGAGATCTTGTGGGGTTTAGACCTAACTCAGAGTATGAGTTTGTGGTAGACGGCCAGAGACTGTATAGAATAATGAATCATTTTATTACAATTAAATATGAATATCAAGGAAACGAAGAAGAGTATAATCCAAGCTGGGCACAGAGCTGTTGAAGAGCTTATTAAAGTTGCTAAGGAAGCTATCGTTGATAGTGGTGATGATATTACTGCCGATAGACTTAAGAACGCTGCTGCTACAAAGAAACTCGCAATATTCGATGCCTTTGAGATACTTAATCGTATACAAGAAGAACAAGCTTTACTCGAAGGTAAGGTTATTGAGGAGAAAAAAGAGAAAGTTTTTAAAGGCTTTGCCGAAGGTAGATCTAAATAATGTACGAACAAAAACTATATAAAATTGTAGAGCCAGTTAAGAGAACCACTGTTAGTAGACTTAACAAGAGCAAAAAGTGGAAGTACGGGTATAACAAAGAACACGATATAGTTGTTATATCTAAAACTGGTAAGATCGGGCAGATACTAGAGATACAAGGCTTGCATATAGCCTTACCGTCTCAACCAAAAAAAGTATATACTTCTGAAAAAAAGAAGTGGGAAAGATTAGATTATCCTAAGGAGCTAGGTAGATTAAAAAATATATTTGATTGGAAAGCGTATCCTGAAGAGCAAAAAGAACAGTGGTATGACTATATAGATGAAGAGTTCAAAAGTCGTGACGAAGGATTTTGGTTTCTTAACGACAAAGAACCTACCTACATAACGGGTAGTCACTATATGTATCTTCAATGGAGTAAGATCGACGTAGGTGCGCCTGACTTTCGAGAAGCAAATAGATTATTTTTTATATTTTGGGAGGCTTGTAAAGCTGACAAACGCTGCTACGGCATGTGTTATCTTAAAAACAGACGTTCTGGTTTTTCTTTTATGAGCTCAGCAGAGACCGTTAACTTAGCCACCATTTCAAGTGACTCTAGATATGGAATACTATCTAAAAGTGGTGCTGATGCTAAAAAGATGTTTACAGACAAGGTTGTACCAATATCTATCAACTATCCGTTTTTCTTTAAACCGATACAAGACGGTATGGACAGACCTAAGAGTGAACTTGCTTATAGGGTTCCTGCAAGTAAGTTTACTCGTAAAAAAATTACGTCGAACGAAAAGCAGGAAGAGCTGGCTGGACTTGACACTACTATTGATTGGAAAAACACAGGTGATAACAGCTACGATGGTGAAAAGCTTAACTTGCTAGTACATGATGAGAGTGGTAAGTGGGAAAGACCAGATAATATTCTAAACAACTGGCGAGTAACTAAAACTTGTTTAAGGCTAGGTGCTCGTATAGTTGGTAAGTGTATGATGGGATCAACATCAAATGCTTTGGATAAAGGTGGTGATAACTTTAAGAAACTTTATAATGATTCAGATGTTACAAGCCGAAACCGTAATGGACAAACAAAGTCTGGTTTATATTCTTTGTTTATCCCAATGGAATGGAACTATGAGGGATTTATTGACGAATACGGACAACCTGTATTTAATAACCCAGATAATGATGTATACGGACCCGACGGTGAATTAATAGAAGTTGGTGTTGTTGATCATTGGAACAATGAAGCTGACGGTTTAAAAAGTGATCAAGATGCTTTAAACGAGTTTTATCGACAGTTTCCAAGAACTGAAGAGCACGCGTTTAGAGATGAAACTAAAAACAGTATTTTTAACTTAGTTAAAATATACGAACAAATAGACTATAACGAAGGGCTTGGTAGTATGTCTGTAGTAAACACAGGAAACTTCCAATGGGTTAACGGGATTAAAGACACAAAGGTTATTTTTTATCCAGACCCAAAAGGTAGGTTTAAA